AAGATGTATATGAAATAGGATTTCTAGTTGGTGCAGTAAATAATACTTATGATGTAAAGTATTACTACTCTGATGAAACAGATGAAACTATAAACAATGCAGCGCAATCTTGGGGAGAAGACGGCAATGCTATGTATGATGATTTTTACAAATCATTTACTGATTACAACAATGATGAAGCCAACACAGATAAATTTATTACAAAGTTTGAAGTTATATTAACTGATATATCTGTATTAGATACACTTTACTGGCAGTATGTAGAAATACCTGTTACTACAACATCTAGTACAACATCTACTACTACAACATCTACTACTACAACTACCACAACTACAACTGTACCTCCTCCACCTCCTCCTCCACCACCTCCACCACCACCTACACCTGAAGAAATTATTGTAGATGTAAAAGTAGAAGGTGTTGACAAGACCTATACACAAGCAGACGTTAATGATGGAACTATAGAGAGAGATCAGGAACGTATAGATAATGAAAATGAGTACGGTTGTTTTATGACTAACGCACAGATAGAGCGCGGGGATTGTGATATTCCTAAACCCGTAGAAGAAGTAAAAGATGATGACATCGTAGAAGAAGATATTATAATTGTAGAAGATGAACCAAAAGATACCGAAAAAGAACTTCTCGACAATGATGTTGTGGTACCTGATGTGGTCATTCAAGATGAAGATAAAGAACTTACAGATGAAGAAGTTATTAAAAAGGATATACAAGAAGCTATTGATACCATTGAAGAAACTATTGTCATTGAAGAAATAGTCATTGACATTCCAGAAGATATTGTAATAATTATAGAGGAAGGAATAGATGAAGATATTATACCGATTGATAAAGAACAAGATATTGTCGAGCAAGACGTTCCACCGATTGTGGAAGACACTATTCCTAAAGAGTTGGTTGAAGTACCAGTTCAAACAGAAGATGTAAAAGAACTTACAGAAGAAGAAATACAAGAGGAGATTTCACAAATAGAAGACATTGTGAATATACCTGTTATAGAAGAAGATGTTGAAAGTTTAACAGAGGAGGAATATGAAGAAGCAAAAGAAGAAGCAATACAAGAGTATGTACAAGACCTTACCGAAGAAGAAGTTGTTGAAGTCCTTGACGAAGTAAACGATGTTGGAGTACAAAACCTTGACCAAGCTACGCAGGAAGTACAAGATGTTGTGCAAGCTGTTGTTGAGGAAGCTATTGCTGATGTACAAGAATTAACAGAACAACAAGTAGAAACTGTTGCAGAAGTTTTAAATTTAGATAAAGCAGAAGACGTTGCTATTGTCGCAGAAGCAGTTAAGAATGATGAAGCAGTAGCAGAAGCAGTAGAAGTATACGTTGCTAAAGCTGTAGAAAATAAAGATGTAGAAGACTATACACTTGCCGATGTAGTTACAGAAGTACAGACAGAACAATTCTTAGCAGATCCTATAGGTTCTTTTATAGATATACAAGTACAAGACATAGACCTTACTTCTTTAGGTAATGATATGACTGATGACCAAAAAGAAAAAGCACAAGAAGTTGTGGTACCAGTTATCATAGCTTCGCAAATTATAGCTAGTGTCTCGGTAGTACCAGTTAGAATAAGAAGAACATGAAATACATTAAGAAATTTATCAATTGGTTAGGAGAGATCCTTAAAGAAACATTAGCACAAACCTTTACATTACTTGGTTTTTTTATAGCATGGCTAACCCTTACTGGTACAGCTAAGGACATAGTTGGTATTGCTATACTTATATCATTAGGTTTATGGTTACTAACAATAGGTTTACGTAAAGATAAACCAGAAGCAACAAACAAAAAGAAAGCGAGCAGGTAATGCCTTACAGCAAAACAGGGAAGAAAAAAAGATATACTTCCAAGCGTAAGAAAAAAATGACTAAGTAATAGTCTAAAGGATAGAATATGGCAATAGAGTACAGAGGAGAAAAGTTCTCTGGTTACAACAAACCTAAACGTACACCTAAAGCTAGTAAGTCACACGCTGTACTAGCTAAAGAGAACGGTAAGGTTAAGTTAATCAGGTTCGGACAACAAGGCGTTTCAGGGGCGGGCAAAAAAACTGACGCTAAGTCTAAAGCAAGACGTAAGTCTTTTAAAGCCCGACATGCGAAGAACATAAAGAAAGGCAAAATGTCTGCAGCTTATTGGGCAGATAAGGTAAAGTGGTAACATGGCAAAAAAAAGTAAACCCGTATGGGACAAACCAAGACCTAGTGGATTAGGTAAAAGCAAGAAGCTAACACCTGCACAGAAGTCTAAAGCTAAAGCAAGAGCTAAAGCTAATGGTCGTAAGTACCCTAATATGGTGGATAATATGTGGGCAGCAAACAGATAATATATTTTGAAAGTATCTTGTCCTAAATGCGGACAACCACTTGAAGTACAGGTAAAACCTTATAAATTATACTGTACAAACCCTGATTGTTTAGACTATACTAAGATAAACAGGGAGACTGAATGAAGATACAAGTTGTAAGAACACAGTTTGGCATTGACGCTACCAATGGAATGATGTTCATTGACGGTAAGTTTGAATGCTACACACTAGAAGACCAGTACCAAGCAGTAAAAGTAATGCACGAAACCTGCATACCAGAAGGTACATATCAAATTAAATTCAGAAAAGTTGGCGGATTTCACACTAAGTACAGCGCAAGATATAAGAATGCACACTACGGTATGCTTGAATTACAAGATGTACCTAACTTTAAATACATATTAGTTCATTCTGGCAACACCGATGAGCATACTTCGGGTTGTATATTGACAGGAAATACTCAACAAGATCTTGACTTAGGTAAAGACGGTATGATTGGACAGTCACGTAATGCTTATGAACGTATGTATAGAAAAGTATCTGCAGTATTACTACAAGGTAAACCAGTCACATTAGAGGTTAGCAAGATAAATCTCGATGGTTCAAGCGAACCACAACAAAGTTCCGATAGTAAAATGTTACATGCTATTCACGAAAAAGTGACACGCATTGACAGTAAGCTAAGAGGAAAACCTATTATATAGATTGGAGTAATATGAGTGACGAACTAAAGCAACTTGTTGAAAAAGTTGTATGGACATTCATCGAAGCATTCGGTTCTGCTTTGTTGGTTGGACCTGCAATAGACCTTGAAATTACAACACTTGAAGCTGCAGCAATTGCAGGTGGCGGTGCCGTAATAGTAGTGTTAAAAGAGTATGCAAAAAAACAACTCGCAGGTAAGTAAACTTACCGAAACCCAACAGGACGTAGCACACAATAATACAAAGGAGGGTGTTGCGCACCCTAAAGGGTGGGAACCAGGAGTAAAGTTTGATTATAAAACTAAGACTGGAACCATAACATCAAGAGCTACAAGTAGTTCTACTCCAGAGTTTGATGAACTCTTACTAGAATGGGGATTTGATCCTAAAAAATATGCAATAGTTAATGACACATTGCGTGTGAGTACATGGGATATGAATGTAGGTAAGGGAGAAATACATCAGGCATGGGCATACAAAGCACAGATAGTTGCAACAGAAGCAACGATAGATAAAGAAGACTACACCCGTATAGAAAAATGGATACAGTCTTATAAGCGTAAAGCTAAACCTAAAGTAAAGAAAACTAAAGCTAGCTTTTTTGTTGCAGTTGCAGATTTGCAGTTAGGCAAAAGAGATGGCGGAGGTACTGAACTTATTGTTGAACGCTTCTTAGAGAAGATAGATCTTGTACGCGATAGGTATAACTTCCTACGTAAAGCAGGGGTAGAGATGGATCAACTTACTGTTGTAGGATTAGGGGATATTGTCGAGGGTTGCGTAGGATTTTACCCACAAGCAATGGGACCTAACGGCGTAGAGTTAGACTATAGAAATCAAATGAAGTTAGCTAGAAGACTTATTGCTAAAGCATTAGTCGAATGGTCTAAAGACTTTGATGTTGTAGTAGTAGGTGCAGTTCCAGGTAATCATGGAGAGAAACGTACTGATAAAGGTGTAGCACCAACAGGTGGTATGGACAACTATGACATAGAAGTCTTTGAACAAATAGGAGAAATCTTTGCAGACAAACCACAGTACGACCATATAAAGTTTGTCATACCTGATGAACCTCACTTATCGCTAAACGTATGTGGAACAAACATGTCCTTTACTCATGGACATCTTACTGGTTTCGGCGGGACAGTAGAGACGAAGGTTATGAACTGGTGGAAGAACCAAACGTTTGGAGGGTTTCATTCTGGTTCCTCGTCTATCTTAGTGACAGGACATTACCATCATTTTAGACAAGTGCATGATCCACGCACCTGGATACAAGTACCTAGCTTAGATGAGAGTACTTACTTTGAACAGCAAGCAGGTAAGAAAACTAGGCAAGGTGTAGTGACTATGGTTGTCAATAAGAATGGTCATAATAATTTAGAGATAGTTTAAAAAAACGGGAGATAAAACTCCCGCTTTTTACATCTCATAGAATATGGCAGTATTAAATAAGATACTCCAATATAACCCATCACAAATTAAAGTCAAGTAAAAAAAAGACCACCCTCGCAGGAGTGGTCTCTTTTAATTGGGAAGGAGACAACATCGAAGTGTTATCTACTAGACCAATATACCGTGTGCTATAATTAATGTCAACTTATATTTCATTGACATGGGGTTTCCTCCTTTACCCTTGTCCTTGACGGCAAACCTTTTAATTCATTTTTGGGT